AATGACAATTTCACTAATTTCATTCATAATAACACCTTCTTTCATATTTATGTATTCTTGCTCGATTATTATTCATATTAATAATATATATTTAAAGATTCAAAATAATAAAAAAACATTATAATTGGAGCCCATATGGGCTCCAATTATAAAATGTCTTTTTATTGTTCAACGTAATGTTATTATAATCCTAATTTCATACTTTATGACTTATTAAGACTATATATATCAAACTAAATCGTTAAGTCACTCCTAATCCCACATATACAATTTTAATCCATCTGGAATTAGTCTATAATAACATATGTTGAATAACTATTGTATTTCAATACACGCTTTATCTGGTTAAAGTCGAACAATAGATTTATACTAATGATCTGTATTAATCGTTTAATAATAACTATATACGAATTACCGTTCCAGAGACAAATAATTCAGCCGCTTTTTAATACTGAGAAAGCGTACCATCAAAACATCTGGTGCCTTTGACCGGACTCGAACCGGTATGATATCAAATCAAGGGATTTTAAGTCCCTCGTGTCTGCCAATTCCACCACAAAGGCAATTATAATAATATTAATCGTTACTATTATATTTGGATATTTTTATAATGATTTATTGTTTAACTCATCCAAATATATTAATAGGTTTATTATATCAAATAAAAAAAAATAGGCTGATTAAATAAATCAGCCTATTTATGATTGTTTTTTTAATTAGTGAATAATAAGTAAGTCATTAAATGACTTAACCCACTCTGTTTTTTGTTTCTTTGTTTTTGTCATCTTTATAAAATATGGACATTTTTTCAGGCTGTATTTTGATCCTTCTTCAAGTTCCATCCCTTCTTGTAATTTATTTGTATAAATAAATTTGCATTCGTTATTACTGCAATACCAACACATATTTCCATAATGATTTTGCTTCATAGTAAGTCCTCCTTATTTCTATAATGTTGATTTACTGTTGTGAAAGCGATAATACAGGTATACGAATACATATATGATGAATTTATTAATTGTAATGCTATATTTAAATATTAGAAATTATAGATATTGGGGCATATTAGCCCCAATATCTATATGATTTATTATTCTGACATTCTGCCTAATGAGATATCACACCATGAAAGTAGATCAATACTGATATTCTCAGTTACATAATTCGTCATGCATGAATAGTGAAATGCTTCAAAATCAGGAACAACTTCTTTCGGTAAGAATGCTAGATTTAAAGCATCTCCATCAAAATCTGCATTGAATCCTGATAAAGGTTCAGGCGGTAGTGAAATTGTATCATCATTGACTTTGTAATTACGTATTTTACAAAGTGCAATAGATGCGAGATTATCAGTCGGCTCACGAAGAATAAATATCCACTGCTCTTCAGCGATTATCTCGTCAATTATTTTCATAACAATTTCATTATTCTCATTTGTATTCACAAACAAATATGCTTGCTCTAATGTCATATTATATCTAACAGCTAAACGATGTGTTATTTTGTATTGATACGCTGTCATGACCATCGATAGCGGCAAATCAACTTCATCTGCATTCAGTGATATGTCAAGAATTATGACTGATCTAGCAGAAAACGAAAATGTTCCTCCGACTATTTCTGAACGGACAAAGCCATCCTTTTTAGACAGTTCATTTTTGATAACATAATCGACGGCTTCAATCCAATAGTTTTGAATGAAATTTAATGCTTGTATTTTTTCAATGTCGAGAACCATATCCTCAAGTTTGCAATATATCGATGTCATCATAGAAAACCATTTATTTATTTTTGGATAGAACATTGTCTCTGATGTTTTTGATACAGGTCGAAATGCTGTTGAATATATAGGAATTTTCGATGTAAATACATCATCTTTTTCATTTAAAAGAATTGATAATTCTTCATTATTTTTAGGCGCACAAGCTGTCATTATTTCTTCAAAGCGATTACAGAATTCATCATGACCAATACCCTTATACATATATTTTGACTTAGGTATCTTCTTCTGTATATAAGCTATATCGTTCTGTGATATTCTACCAGTCTTCTTATTCTTCTTATTATTTTCGAAGTCAACGTCATTTTCGTTATACTGTACGGAATTATCAGTTTTATAGTCTCCAAGAATAAACTTTAGCATATTTACTCCAAGGACTCGTTTAAGCATATTGTAATATATTGGCGAAATTACTTTGTGTGGACTTAGATTAAGCCATCCTGTATATTGAAAATTTAGTGAGTGCAATGCTATTTCCGAATGGCATTTAGGACAGATCTGACCAATAATGTCTTGACCGATAAAAGCACCACAATCACAACGATATTCGCAATCCATAAAATTTGATGAATTAATTAATGCGTCAATATTTGTTGGTGAATATTTATCATCATTCTTAATGAGGAATCCATTATTTGTAATCATATCAACCAAATATTCGACTTCATAATTAAATCTTACTGATTTCATTCTTCTTCCTCCGTTTTCCCATTAAATCATTTCATAAATTCGAATAACTGGATAACCATATCCAAAAGTGATAATGTCATATTACCTGATTCATATAGTAATGGTGTTCCTAATAATTCTACACTGTTATGATTTACGATTGTATATGATGCTAATACACAATGCATTATTGATTCAATAAACATGTTCGTATTTTTCTCAGAAAGCAGGTAACTCTTCAAGTTATTAAGCTTGATATATTTCTTGATACCATTCAAGTCTTTCTGCGTCAATGTTTTCGTTGTTTGTGAAACAATCTTTGCCATTAAAATATTAATCAAAAGATTTCCTTTTGTATCTTCTTCTGTTAGATTGTATATTTTCATAACTAGATGCCGTACATAAAGTAGCAGGATAAATTTTTGCTTCATAGACAATGTATTTGTCGATATAGAAGAATGAAACTTGTTATACAGAACAAGATCTATTAACATTTTTGATAGATCGTTGATCTGTACTATATTCTCAAGATAATAATCAACGGGCGATAAATCTATTTCTAATGCAATTTGTGCAATTATAATATTTAAATCTTTTAACATGCAGCTATATTCTCCGGGATTAAAAGATCTAATCATTGAAATAGGAGAATTTGAATTAATATTGTCGCTGAGAAGTTGTGACACGTCATCAACATTTACTAATGAAAATCGCAATTGTGTTTTCCTTGTTAGGAAAGCAGCTCTTGATACAATTGCTTTGATAAGACCTACACATGAAAATGTTGGTCTTTTATTAATTTTATCCCATGCCGAAGCAAATGTTAATTTAATTAGACCATCACATAGTAATATCTTTCTCATTACAACCTGCGATGTAGTTGGTGCAGTAACACCATCTATAGCTTGCATATCATATATATTTGAATTGCTTGATATTGACTGAGCAACACTCTTGTTTACATAGTTATACAAAAGCACATACATATTTGGATTAATAGAATTCATAATATAAGTAAATGCTTTTGCAAATAATTCATATAAATCTTTAGGAGAATTGCCTGTCGATAAAATGAAATGCTCAATGTATATATGCATGACTTTTATCATGAAAGATACAATATATACATCTCTGAGAAAGTCTAATGGAAACAATCCTACGATATCATCGCCAACATCATTTTCATCTACCATCTTTCTGATTTTCTCAAGTGTCCTCTCGGGGAATAATGTCTCATATAATTTCATATAGAAATCTTCAAACGTGACAATCGTGTATGTTTGTGAATCAGTTATATATTTTGCAATCAGCATTGATGTTATTAGATCATTATCGTCATCATATAATGCCGTGAAGAAATTTATTTGTTCACAAATTAGATTTTGTAAATCAACACGTTTAGCACGCATCTGAAACAATTGAATTGCTGGATCTTCAATATCATTTGGAAAAACTGCAGAGAAATTAACAAATATCTGTGAGCCATAATGCCTAATTATAATATCTTCCGGAATAGGCTCCCAGAGTATGAATCTTGTCTTTTTATATTTCCTTCCATATAGTCCTTTTGGAAAACCGTTATAAGGATAAACTGTTCCATGCTTAATATTGTAGGTGTACTCTTCATCTGGATCAAACATGTACATGAGTGTCTTATTCGATGGCTCTTTCATATAACTCCTCCAGTCTCTGTATTTGTCATATCATACCAGCACTTAGAACGCTAGTAAAACAAACAAATTTTCCATTATTTCGTAACTTATCGTCTATTTTATTTATTAATACATCAGCTGTGTACATAAAATCGTCAACAATGGTTATTGCAATAGGCACTTCTATATCAGAACATTTTATGATATTTGCTGTAGAAGCTGTTGTGTACGTAATATTAGGTCGATTATTCAGTACGGGGATGATATCCCCGTATGTATATTCGATTGGAATTTGATATGTTTGTATAGCCTGCTCTATTGCTTTTGAATAATAATTCGAATGTATTCCCAGCTTTTTGATTCCATTTTTGTATGCTGAACTGAAAATCTTATAAGAATATAATAGATTCGGCCTTAGCATAGCGAATGAATCAATATAATTTTTGATATCAAAATCAATATCAAACTCTTTTTTTAGCCAAGAAGAAATATCTTCAGTTGATCTGTTGATATAACTCAACAAGATGTCCGCTGTCGACATCTTGTTGATTTTCTCAAATGCTTTTTGTTCACGAAGATAACATGCAACATTAAAGCCCATTAGAGATATTATATCTTCATATTGAATGATTAATCCTTCTTTGCCTATAAAACTAAAATCAATCATTAATTAAACGGCACTTCAGTGTCGTCTGTGTTTACAGCCATTGCAAATTCTTCCGGATCGAGTTTATTGCTTAATGCTTTCTTGAAGCAAATTTCAATCATACTGATTAGATTGAGAACATTTGCGTGTACATTAACATTACCAATTGGAACAGCATCAAGTGTAATTGTTCGTGTACCCGTCTTCTGATTTTCAATTGTAATCTTAACAGCATCAGCCGAGCCCTGCATTGTCAATTTCGAACCATGTTTTGTATCAATTGTGAAATTAAGTGTAGCTACATCATGACCCTTAACTCCGTCGAGAAATGCCCTTATCAGTTCAAGATTCATAAATATTGATGGTAGTTCACCTGACATTTTCTGTTCATAAACATTTGCACCAGTAGAAGGGTCTTTGCCGACAGCTGACTTGATAGAAAGAATAGTATATACTCCTCCCTTATCAGAGTTCCATATTGACACATCAATTGTACCATCAGTTCCATATATTCTTCCAACACGGAAATTACTTTTCTTCTTTTCTCCTCCCTGATTATTAGTGTTATTAGTGTTATTATTGCCAAAACCATTAACATTAGAATTCTGCTGAAAAGCCATAATAAACTGCCCCTTTCATATTAAATAAATAGAATACAATAATGTTATTATTAATAATAACATTATTATTATATTAATTCTCATCAAGAGAATCAAAATAATCCTGCTGTATTGATGATACCGTGAAATACATATTTGTGATATCATCCTTTTGAATATTAAGTATCTCGGTAAAAGTATTACCATTTTCTTCTTCATGTTTTTCAAATAATTGCTGCTTGAATATGTCATCCATTTCATTTTCTGATAACATTTGAATTAGTTCCATAATAATATTTATGTGCTGTATCAATGTATCAGAATTTGATATGTCAACAATATCAATATTTAATTTTCGCTTAATATCATTTACATTATCGAGAAGATTACTAATAACATATGATGTTAACATATTTTTGACTTTCTTTTTATTTGGTAATTCATCTGTAAGATTATCACCAAACTCGTCAACAACATCAATCGCTTCAGAAAGATTATCAAACAAATTGCTTATTACGTTAAACCATTCATATGTGTCTATGAAAGCTATATCGCCTTTAATGCTTGCAATATCTTCACTGAAATCATATGATACTCCAGAATATCTTTCCAGCCAAATAAATAATTCTGACCACATATAATATCACCTCCTTTCTCTACTTCGGATGTTGCTTCTTCATCTTCATTTTGTAAATCGAATATCTATTATATTTTCAGATAGCATGCAATATAATACCTCCATCATATTAATTATATAATTATATAAAAATCATTCTACTAGGAATCATTCCGCCTCTTGTATCACACATATTTACATCAAATAATCCAAGAATCTGCTTGAATGGTGTCAGCAGTTTGTCAATAGTATATTCTTTATCAATAACACATGCTATCCAATCAGGTATATCATGGTAATATTCTGGTAAACATATAACAGGATTGTGTTTTTCTTTTTCATTATCAATTAATGACAGCCTTAGTATTTCAGCAACTCTTGAATTAGTTGCTGAATATTCACGTAGCAATGTAAATGATAATGGTATAACTATTACTCGATCCATTGGTAGCATTTCTTCATCATGCATCATAGCATTCCATACAATTGCACCACGCATTTGCTCTGGTAAAACTTTGGTTGGATCATATGCACCGATATCCTTGATAGATAACATTTTAAAATATGATGGGTCTTTGTCTATCTCATTTTGCAACTTTTTGCGCAATGCATAAAATTCATCTAGCAATTTGCCGACTTGTATATCAGATGTTGTCAATATAAGTTCATCATACAATCTGGTCATAATCGGTTCTAGAAATTCTGCAGAATCACGCTTTTTGAATGACAGTCCTGTTATTGATACATCATGTGGATCTCTCGGTTTTCCTTCTTGGACGAACATCGCTGCTGCATACATCTTTTTTGCAAATAATGCCATCGCTAGAAAAGCATATTCATTCTTAAATACAAATTTCTTTCTATAATATTCATCCTTAATATTGCAGAATGATGCTATATATTTTACCATTTTTGGTATTATATTTTCAATAAATAACCGAAATCCCAATGCGGAAGCTATAATGCAACTATCACGAAAGTTACTGACACGTGCTTGGAAATCATCCAAATATGATGAAAAGTGCAGCATGAGTGAATCCGTATCTGTTACACAAACAATTATTCGTTTCATCTCATTTGCTCTTATTTCCGAGTCGTTCAAGATGAATGGATAAACACAATTATCATTAATCGTCTTGCTTATATAAGCCAATTGATCTGCTATTTCTTCTGGTGGTTTGACGCCATATCCAGCTACATAGAGCGACTCTTCTGTGATGTTATTAATGTCAATCTGATGTGCTTTAAGATAACTCATACATGTTTCCACATTACTATATAAATATTTAGTAAGTACTAAGCGTGTATTGAATGAGAGCATCAACTTTGTCAGATCTGAATCTGATAGTGTCATTAAGAATTTTCGTATAATTTTTTTGTCTGACAAAGACAGATTATTTGTTTTATCAAAAAGCCATTGCTCAACTTGATCAACAGTATAGCTGTCAATAATTAGGTCTCTGGTATCATCATTGTCATTGAGCACTGAAAATATCATATCAAATAATTCGTTTATATTGTTTATCTTTGCCCATGGGTCTGTATTACCTGATATAAACTCCAAACAGCAAATTAAGGTTGTAGTGATATTCTTAGCACTACCAGTTGTTGCCGGCGGAATATAGCATGAATAAAATGGTGATAACTGTGTTCCAGATCCACCATAGTCGGCATTCATAATAACTTTTATTGAAACTTGCCCGAGGTTTTTATTATTATATCCGACAGTGCCTTTTTTCAATTGGTACATCTCATTTTTCTTTTTACTACGAGTATTCTTGTCATGCTCTAGCATTTTTGTAGTCGGAGCAAGGTACTCTACATGCTGCTTAAAGAAAGTACCATTACCAGATATTATTGGTTGTCTGGTTTCTATCCAGTCAAAAGTGTTAATAATTGACGTCTCGATTTTCTCTCGAGTGGTACTATTATGCAGTGTACACGGAATATCCCGTAATTTAGATTCTGTCAATTGATTTATTAATTGACGAACCTTGCTTGGATTTACATTCGGGTGAGTTTGCATATACATATCATATACTGTTTGCTGATATCTGTCAACAATATTACTCACATAAACACAACCTTTCACGTTTAAATTTGGAGGTGAGCCATCCATGGATTATGAAGCTCTCGAAAACAAACCGTCTATAAACGGAGTTGAATTAACCTCTGGAATGGGACTTGATGATATAGGAATATCAGAGATGACACCCGATATGGTAACCGAGATTATCTTGGAAACCTTTGGATTTATTCTTTGATTAATTATTATATCATACAACATATTTCCCCATACATTAAAATGATATATCTATATCATTTTAAAATATTTGAAAAGGAGTTTTAATAATGATCGATTATATTAAAAAACAAATTCTTGCTCGTGAAGAAGCAAGTGGTCGTTCAATGAAACATGCTACGAATGACGCTGATGAAAATAAACTCATCAACGAATATGCACACTTATTTCAAGAGCTGGATGATATATCTGTTGAGGGAACCGATTCTGGTAAAATCAGAAAGATGGATGTTGATATTCCACTCGAAGATGACATTGAGATTGAATCTATCGAAATGAACTTAGCAGATGGACGAGTTGTCGATGTTCCTGCAGATGCCGCTATACAGGAGTCACTTTATAAGAAAATTAAAACATTTGATGATTTCTATCAGGAAGCAGTTTCCAAATTTTCGCAATTACCACGTGAATCTGAAAATAGATTTAAAAATAGATGCAACGAATATGCTTCTAAAAGATTCAACGAGTATAGCAATTATATCATCCAGGAAGGTTTATTTGGATTTGATAAAATTGATATTAATGATAATGCAGTTCCTTCTGTAGCAACAATAGATTTTGGTCCGATAAAAAGAGATTCTGATCAGCATTATTTTGTAAAGCTTCCGGTGCTTTTTAAAACTGATAACAATAAAAAAGTCTTAAAAAAGCAGCTAGCCTCTCTTAATTGCTTTATTGCTAACGCAGATGCAATGTTGGAATCTGGTGACGTCTTGCTGTCAATGATTCGTGAGAATAATAATGTTCCAGATGGAACAAATGTATGGGATATCGCAACTCCGACTAACTTATTTGTTCCAGTAGATCCTATTGACCAATATAAGGTCGTAATTGAATTTGAAATAGAAAATAATAGCGATAAGCTTTATTTAGCATGGGCTGTACCGATTAAATCAATGGAAGGTAGTAGTACACAAAATGCGTTAAAAATTGACAATGAACCTGCTGACAATTTTATTAGTAAAAGAGATATTATCCGAGAAAGTTTTAAAATCAAGAAGCATGTGCCTAACCGATTTGTACAAGAGGCTATTGATTTCAATGATTCTGCAGAGCAAGATGGTGCTACTGATAATGACAAGGAAACTGATAGTAATACTGATGTGAATACTGATAATACTGATACTGATGTCAATACTACACCAGTTGATAGTAATGATGTCTCTGATAAAATCGCTGATAAAGTTGCATCAGATTCTGACAACAATAAAGATACATCTGATACAGATGATAATAAAGACACTACAGATGATAATGATAATAAAGGCACAGCTGATACAGATGATAATAAAAACAATACAGATGCTGACGACAATAAAGATACAGATGATACAGATGATATGAATACTGCGTCAAGCAAAGATGAGTCAACTGATCAGGATGTAGATACTTCGGACATCAACGATGATGATAGTTCTATTGATGATAAACTGGATGATCTCGATACATCAATTAAAAAATCTGACGATGACGATGATGATTCTACTACAGATTTTGACAATATGACAGTTGATCAACTTATTGAGAATGGCTCTGAAAAACTCAAGGGAATGACAATTAAACAGCTTAAATCATTTTTAAATGACAATAATGCTGATGCTATTCAGGAAGCATTCATTCTTACAAAAAAGAACATTAACTCCGAAGTTGATACACATATCAGAAAAGCTCTTGGCATACTAAATGCAAGTGATATGTCATTTACAGAAATCGTCAAAACATTTAAGCATGAAGGAAAGCGACTTAACAGAGTGCTTTCAAAAGCTTATAAAATGAAAGATGTGTATTCTGATGAAGAGCTTAATAGTATCATGAAGCTCAATAAGATTTTAACAGATTTAATGATGACTCTTAAAGTACAAGTAACTGATAATGATGTGGCTGTCACTAAGAGATTGATTAAAATATTCACTGTACAGTGTACCAATGTTTCAGAATTTGTTGAACGCAAGAAAATGGATTCATCATCTAAAAACGTACAAGAATCATTCGACGATTGCTTCGACGATACTGATATTGTAGTCCAAGAGGTTAATTTAGCCGGTAACATCACAATCGGTGTATTAAATCCGATCATCGGTGGAATTGTCGCTGCTGTAAAAATTTCAAGATCCGGAGTAGACACACATACATCTATCATTGAATTATTGACAATGCTAAATAGTGATCCTTCTATTGATCCAAGAAAACTTATTAAGAAGCTCAAGAAGCTTGCTGATAATTGTCTGTATCTGAAACCAAAGGTTTCTAAAATATCAGAATCGGATCAACTTGTTAAGCTCAGAACAATGTGTAAATCTTTCGCAAATTTCATAAAGACAAATGGTGTTCAGAATGAAGCATTTAAGAATGAAGTAATTGGTTTTGCAAAACAGTGTGCTGTTGTTGATAAGATTATCGTCGGTGATCAAAAGAAAATTAGTGGCGCAACTAACAATGTACAAGAAGACGCATTAATTAGCGTCGGACCAGCTTACAATCCAGCTAACGGAAATCCTATTGGCGAAAAATAATTGAGGTGAAATAATATGGCTAACGAAGTAAAAAATCTAATTGATAGCATTATAAATGATACGAATACATCATATCCAAAACCCGGAGAATATAATAATTCAGATGATAAAAAGAATCACATTTTTAATCCAGTAGCATTTGACAAAGATTCTTTTAGAGAAAAATTGAGTCTATATGTCATGAAAGATTTGATTGGTGCTATGATGCATGATGAAACAAAAGATGTTGATAACATGATAGATGAATCAATTATGCGACATATACATGATGATTACAACGGTACGTGTTATGGATATCTTACAAGTGCACGAGATCGTTTAAAATCACCAATTATTGGAAATATTGTGCAAGAGATTGATAACACTGTAGATGATGTTGCTGATGAAATATCAGATTCAAAAGACATTGGGAATGCTGACAAGATTAATATTGATACTTTAACAAAAAATGTTGAAAACTATGATGAACTCCGAGAAAAGCTAAAAGATCAAGTTTCAAAAAAAGTCATAAATGATGTTGCTGGTGTTGTCTTAACAAGTAATGACGCACCTGTATTTGATGATCTTGATAGTAAACTTGTCAAATCAGATGCTAATACAAATACGGTCGACAATACTGAAGAATCAGTAATTCTTAGGATGTGCGGTAATATTGTTGCTGAAGCAGCAATTGCTGGCAATACCATATTAACCGAAGATGGTCTCAATCAAGCAATTGTAGAGTATTGCATTGCTGAAATGGATTTTCTATTTAAGCAGAATCCTAAGATATCAATATATGCAAAATACCTTTAATCAAAAAAAAATAATTTCGGTGACGGGGGTTATTACCCCCGTTCCTACTTTTATTTTTTTATTTATTGATAGCTGATATAATTGCATCTGTAGATGCCTTCAAGTCAGACTGCTTAACACAGCTTCCTTGAAGTACCTCTACAGTTGATTCGAGAAGATCTATCCTCTTTTTAAGTTTATTCTGCTTACGCTTATTGATTATGTCAGCAGTTAATGCTGCTGCACCAAAGCCTACGAAGCAACCCTCCATGATAAGATCTCTCTTTTCAAGAGAGGTCACTCTATCAGAAAGCTCTGCTATCTTTTTTGCATTTTTACCTAAGCTAATTGAGTTTAAACAACTAGCAGATGCACTTAGGGCAAGTCCGGCCACATTCATAATTTCATTAATCATTATATTTTCCTCCTAAAATTAATTTGATATATTATTAGATGTTATATCATCTAATATATTGATAGTAATGTCATTACTCTTTTGATTGATCGATCTTTTCTTCTGTACCTTTGCTATTGTCTTTTTCTGTACCTTTGCTATTTTCCTTAGCAAGTTTCTTATTTTTTATAGCCTTTGTAATAGCCATTCCGCCTTTTACTACTGATGAAACAATCGTAACTGCAGCACCTGTAGTTACAATCAGCGCTGTTATAGCGTTCGAAGCTGTGTTGATTTCTGTAAGCTTTTCAAGTGTCTCAATTCTTTTAAAAACGTTCATCATAATATACCTCTTTCTTCACAGATTAATACACCTCTGTGATGGCTTTTAAATATTGATTTATTGATCGATTGTTATTCTTTTATTCATATTAATAATATATATTTGAAAAGTTAAAATAATAGGAATAATCAATCCAACCATTCCTTCTTTTACGCTCCCTCTAAGCATAGAAAAAATGCAATAATATTTTTTTGCGATTTGAAAAATATATTATTAATATGAAAGGAAGTGATACAATGAGTATATCATTGGAAGAAGCTAAAAATATGATGACAATGGAATCTATTAGTAAACTAAAAGACATTGTTAATGCAAAGCCGACTCTCAATATGGACAACAAGGCAGGCAACGACATACTTATGCAGGCACTATGTAGAGCGGTATCGGATAAAGTTATACATGCAGAATCATTAAATGACCGTCTAATCAAGTTATTAAATTCTGCAACTAACTCATTATCACAGATGAAGTTAGGCTGCATATTATCCGATATCAGAAATCATCAACACTCCATCTGTTGTGTTATCTATTTAATGGAATCTGATATGTCAAATACAATTAAAGAATGGGTATTTACCGGCCCAGTAGTATCCTTTAATGGTTTATTTGAGTATGTCATCGATCAGTTTAATATCACACCACAGATGATACGTAATAAAATGGTAAATACATTAAAGCCAACGATCGTCAATAATATTGCACAGTTAGTAGCAAAATATAACAATAGCGAAGATACCAGCGATATAAAGATATCGATCAATACTATATCAAGAATAGTTAATATGACCGATCATTTATTATTTGCAGAATTTAAAGAAATGGCATAAACAGTAAATATTATTATATACGGGGGAATAAATCCCCGTATATAATTTTTTTATTTTATGATCTATTTGCTTTATGCCGAACTATAATTCCGTGTAATTCTGTGATAAAATCATTAACAGAATTATTTACTAATGACTCTAGTTGCTCATCCGACAACATGAGATCATATCGTAAATTGCATTCTTTTTTTATTACGATTTTATTATGCTCTTTTGAAAGAATTGGATTAAATATGACAGTGTTTAATTTCTCCATATTTCCAGTTACATCCGAAATGCATACGAATGGGCTATATGTAATTGTAGTTTTCAAATGTATCACCTCCTTCACCATCATCATTTTCATAATCTGACAATCGTGTTTCTACGAAAACATTATCATATATCTTTCGGCAATCTTCACATTCTTCGCCGATATCCAGATTCGCACCACATGTTCGGCAAGTATAATATTCATCATTTTGCATTTAGAATGTCCTCCTCGATAATATTAATACATAAGTGACGATATTTTAAAGATTAATAATCTGAAATTCATATAAGGAGTGATTTATTTAATGAAACATTATTTTCAAGAAGCAACAAGTTTTACATTTGGTAATAATTTATCAGCAAATAAGATGCGTCTTCAGCTTCCTGCTCAAAAAAAAGATGCCTCGATATTTTTATTATCAGATTCTTATGAATATGATATTGAATTAATAAAGCATATGCCAGCCCCTAAAAGTGATTATAAAGATATCATAATCCCAAGCAATATTAATGAGAAAATTGGAATAAAACAATTTCGATTTAATGTTAATTCAAATGATTATAATAAGAAACTAATGTATCTTAATGCTCAAAATATTCTTCCGAGATTAACCAATATAAAGCCGCCTTATCCAAAAACGATAACTGATAATATTTATATACCAATGTCAGAAGTAATATTAGCAATGACACAACATATCAGATCATTTAGCATAGAGTATATTCAGTCTAATATATTTGATATATTTTCAAAGATAATGAATATATTTAACTTTTCTAAACAGAAAGTACTTATTATAGATACAAAGAGATTTGGTATATATCAGAATCCAATAAGAAGTACATTCAAAACAGATGTTATCAATGCATTGCTTTCTGCATATATTCTTAACAATCGTGATATGATTAAGCCATTACCAATTATAATTATATTCCGATCACCAGATGCTGATTATCGATTAGATTTATCATTATTAAATAATAATGATATAATTCAATTAAAATCGGTTATTAATGAAATAGGAAAACCTATGGAAATGAGTGCTACTAGCAATGAAGAAGCAGGTGATAGTATAGATTCATTTTCAACGGAAAATGATGGTGATACTGATGATGATGATAGTTCTGATTCACTTGATGATGTTGATATAGAAGATGGTGAAATCGTTGGTGTTAAAGAATCAAACAAATCAACAGCAGATTCTGTTAAATCATCAATTGAATTATTAGCAGCTAAATATGGCAAAACAAATCATCTTAACGATAATATTAGTACACCAAATAGTTTATATAACGCGAAGACATTGAATATCAATGCTGAGTTAATTCATCGTATAACTCCTGATAGTGATTCCATCAGCAATTATAAGAAACTTACAGAAGAATTGATTAATTCGTCAGATAATCCGGTTGAAGAAAAACTAATAAAAGACGCTTCTAAAAAGATTGAAAAGGATGCTTCTCCTATAAATGCTACAAATGTTATGAATACAACAACATCTGCACGAGAGCTAAAGATTAGAACGCAAATTGGACAGCTTAAATTAAACAATGTGACATTTAATAAACTCACATCTATAACAGATATACCAAAACCAGCACCATTAACACCATTGAAAATAACGACAACGAATAGAGGTTCTGTAAGAGGCTCATCTTTTGCAAATATATCAAAAGCATATGAAGATAATCTTATGGATAGAGATATTGTAGCTACCTTTATGAATCTTTCGAAATTGCCAGATGGATTTTATGTGACTAATGTCGAAGTTACTGATGTTAGTACGATTACTTCATTAACAAATAACTGGAAGGTTACTCTAAAAAATAAACAATCTGGAATGCAATCGATTATAAATATACGAGTTCCAAGAGTAATGAATGGTAGGTTTTATAATAATGGAATTTGGTATAATATTGGAAAGCAAGATTTTCCTATACCAATACTCAAAATAAATAAGAAAAAAGTTATTTTAACGAGTAACTACAATAAGATTACAGTCAATAGGTATGACACTAGATCATTGGTTGATTTAAGCATTATGATGAAAACAATCGAATCAGCAACTGATGAATCCGGTCGTAATAAATATGTAAAAAATGGATCTTCAACATCTGCAAATTCTAGGTTCGTTTCCACGATAGAATATGATGAATATGCAAGAAAATGGTTTTCATATATTAATACAGATAGTGCATGTGAAATATACTTTAACAGACAGCAATGTTTAAAATCATATACATTTGTAAATGTCCAAAACAATGAGTTCTGCTGTGGCATGATTAATAAAGTACCAATTGTTATTAACACAGAAACAGGATTGACTAGAGATGGCATAACTTTAACTGACGTTATATTTAATACTTTACCAGATGAACTTAAAGGGACATATAAAAAAATCAAACCAGGAAAGCTTTCAATGTATTCTGAAATTACGATTGGTGTAACAGTACCATTAGGTGTTGCAATAACAGCATGGGAAGGTTTAAGCACTATACTAAAAAAAGCTGGATGTAAATATCAATTTGTTGATAGTTCTTTTGATGATACGGGTTATTTACGTATTCCATTTAAGGATAAAACGCTTGCCATAGCAAATACTATAGCAAATCAATTAATCTTTAATGGTTTCTATCGTATTAATACTAAAGCATTTAATGTGTCTGATTTTGATATTCCAATCATGAATACTAATTCTGTATTTGTCGATATATTCAATCAGCAATTCTTTAAACAGTATTCACAGCTAACAACATTTATTACATATTATAATTTCTTTGTTGATGCTATAACTGAAGATGTATGTAGTCATTATAATATTCCGAATGATATAACTGGAATGTTGATATATGCATCAAATTTATTAGCTGATAATAACTATACTAATGAGAATGCCTCATCGTTGTATCGTATACGCTCATCTGAAATAATCCCTGCTATAATACATTACAGATTAGCAGTTGCAATCTCAAGATACAATAATAATATTGGCTCTAAAACACGTGGTAATTCATTAGCATTTAATCCAAATGAAGTAATTAATGAATTATTGGCAGTTCCAAACGTTGAGCCATCATCAGCTTTAAATCCAATGGTCGAATTGCATTCAAAAGAGAATATAACTAAGAAAGGTTTCAAAGGTGTAAATGACGATCGTGCATATTCACTTGATAAGCGAACATATGATAGCACCATGATTGGTAAAATGGCAATATCATCACCTAATAATGGTACGGTTGGTATAACAAGACAGCTTGTTGCTGACCCAAAAATAGAATCTGTCAGAGGATATACGTCAACAGATGGAATTGAAACAGATTTCAATGATTTACAATTAGCATCATTCTCAGAATTATTGACACCTGGAACGGTAACACGAGATGATTCTATTCGTACAGCAATCGCTACATCACAAACATCGCATATCCTATCAACAGATGGTGCTGAACCAGCTATCGTTTCTAATGGAGTTGATGAAATCGTACCAACATATCTATCAGATGAATTTGCAGTAACAGCACAAGATGATGGAACTGTACTAGAAATTGCAGATGGATATATGGTCGTACAGTATAAGAATGGCAAGAAACAAGCTATCAACGTTGATAATAAATATTCATTCAATACAGGCTCCGGCTTTTATGTAAATAATAGGTTACAATCAAATTTCGAAGTTAATGATAAATTTAAAAAGAATGACATATTAGCATATCATGAGAAGTTCTTCCATAAGGATTCTGCAGGACTTGTTCGTATGAATATTGGACCTATGGCAAAAATTGCTTTTACTGGTATATATTCAACATACGAAGATGCTGGTATTATTACAACAAAGATGTCAAAGCTTCTTAAAACAAATTTAACGATGATGGAGTCTATGAAAATAGATGTAACAGATGATATTGAATCAATTGTAAAAGTTGGTGACGAAGTTGAAATCAATGATCCATTAATTGTATTTGGCTTGGGAAATACAGGTGATACCTCTGTTGATAATTTTCTTAAAGCATTTCAAAATAATACCGATAAATCTAATAATAATAATATAATTAACGCAGCAAAACGAATCATGAAGGCTAAACATGCAGGTACTGTTGTTGATGTCCGTATGTATACTGTTAAAAGTATGGACAAGTTGTCGCCTTCACTATTTAAATTATTTGAGGATTATTTCAACACAAATAAACGAAAAAGAAAAATACTTGATAAATATGATAAAAGTGATTCGGTATATAAGCTGGATACATTATATTCTTTACCAACAGAACCACTAAAAGGATCTACTATAAAAGGAATAACATGTGATATTCTTATCGAAATATATATTGAGCATAGTGATGAAGCATCAACTGGTGATAAAGCAGTTGCATATGGTGCTTCTAAGCAAATAATTTCAGAGGTAATTCCAGAAGGACTTGAACCTTATGCTGAGGGAAAGCCTGAAGAGGAAATATCTATGTTTGTTGCACCAGCATCGATATTTAAACGTATGATACCTTCTGTAATGATAACAGCATCAGCAAACAAAGTCTTGATTGAAACAAAAAATAAAATGCGAAAAATATGGGAAAGTAAATAATTATATTGGGGGCTATTAAGCCCCCAATACATATTTTTTGTCAATGTGCATTATCGGTAACATCTATGATACGATTTATCACATCATGACATTCATGCAACATATATCGGTCAAAATCTTTTGTGTTATCATAATTATCATATGAAGTATCACTATTTGCAACAAAACACATCCAAATATTATCAATATCTTTTAATGATAAATTGGGATATTGCCTTTTGAGAAATCTATCACCTATAGTCATTCTTTTATTAAATTTAGTATAGATGATTTCATCATGCCATTGCTTTTGGGGAATTCCTATATAGCATCTATAGTATCCGGATGCCGATGAAAATATAATATACGTCATTCCCTGATATGTTCCATGTTGCTTAACTTTAAACGTCAAATCATACATTACTTATTTACTCCTTTTAGTATTATATTTGTAATATTAGCTTACTTAGCTTTCTAATCTTTAATTATCTAATATCACAACTTTTCCATTGATGTAATTATCACTATATTACATCAACCCCTACATTATAAAAATATATGTTTAGAAAATAAAAAAATAGAA